TAGATAGTGATACTTCAGGAGGAAGTGTTGCAGAACTTAAGGTTACAGGTATAGATAGTACTTATGATGTATATATAGTTAAGTATTCTATTAAACCTGTTGATAACGACAAGGATTTATATATTAGAACTACAACAAGTGGTACTGCTGATAGCGATAGTCAATACGATGAAGCTACTATGTTTCACAGAAGAGATGCTGCTTTTGCAAATACTTTTACTACTAATGCGGCACAATGGTATGCTTGCTCAGCTTCTCCAAATGATGCTGCTATAGATGTTGCTGGTACAATGTTTCTATTTAATTTTGCTAACGCATCAGAATATAGTGCTATGACACATGAAGGTGTTGGTTGGAATATTACTATTCCTGGTATGACTGCAGAAAATGGTGGAGGAGTTCATACTGTAGCAGAAGCAAATGATGGTATTGCACTATCATGGGAAAGTAGTAGTAACTTTGCTAGCGGAAGTAAAATAACTTTATATGGACTTAGTAAATAAAAGTATGGTAATATAGGAGATATTATGGCAACAAAAGAAGAGCTACAAGCAGAAGCAGATGCAGAGATAGAGGCAGCTAAGCCTATCAATAAATCAGTTGATGGTGTTACAGTAGAGTTTTCTGATGCAGATTATGCACAAGCTAAAGTAGATTTAGGAAATCAAAAATGGAACGACCAACAATTTGGTTATATTAATGCTAGAAAGTTAGCTTACCCATCTATAGCAGACCAATTAGATATGCAGTATTGGGATGCTGTTAATGATACAACTACTTGGAAAGATGCAGTAGCTAAAGTTAAATCAGATAATCCAAAACCTGAATAAATTTTATGTTATAATCCGAAAATGGATTACATTATTGGATTTTTAATAGGATATTTTATTAAAGAAATAGTTGTAATTCTTAAACAATTAAGTAATAATAATCATTCAAACAATGAATGGGAATGGGATAGATGAAAGCACAAGTTAATCTTAATCAAGTACTGCAAGGTGGATTAGCTGCATTGGTGGGTTGGTTATTTAAAACAGTAAATGATTTACAACAAACAGTCGCGGTGTACATGGTGCAAATACAAAAATTAGAACAAAGCCTTGTAGACTTAGCTTTAAGAGAAAAAGAATTAAACTCTACACTAACTGAAGTATTAATTAAATTAGGTGGATAGTATGTGTGTAGTAAAAGAAAAGGATGATGGTTCGTTTATACAAATTTGCAATTGCAAGTATGGTAGTACTTATTGCTCTAATAAATAGCTTAATTAATCCATTAACATTATACTTAGTACGTAAAGAAAACAGGAGATATAATGTCAATAACATATAGAGGTGAGAAGTTTTCTGGTTATAATAAACCTAAGAGAACTCCTGGTCATAAAACTAAATCGCATGCAGTATTAGCTAAAGAAGGCAATACAGTTAAGTTAATTAGATTTGGTGAACAAGGTGCTAAGACTGCAGGTAAAAAGACAGACGCTAAGTCTAAAGCTAAGCGTAAATCTTTCAAAGCTAGACATGCTAAGAATATTAAAAAAGGAAAAATGTCAGCAGCTTATTGGGCTGATAAAGTTAAGTGGTAATTGATGGCGTTACCTGGAGCTTATGTTACAAGAAGTAATACAACTGGTGAGTATTGTAGTAATTGCAAACATTATATTAATAACTATTGCATTAAATTCAAAGAACAAGTAGCACCTGGTGGATGGTGTGCTGTATGGGAACCATATGAAATTTGAAGTATTAAGATTTAGTAGTCAAAAAGACTCGACATCAGGTATATTATTTGATGTTAGTAATAATAAACGTACATTTATGTGCTACACATTAGAAGACGAACAGCGTGATGTTAAAGTCTGGGGTGAAACACGTATACCTCCAGGAACTTATAAGCTTGGTTTACGTACTGAAGGTGGTTTTCATAACAGATATAAATCGAGATACAATTTTCATCAAGGAATGATACACGTATTAGACGTACCAGGATTTGAATATATCTTATGGCATAGTGGTAATACTGATGAAAATACTGCCGGTTGTTTACTATTAGGTAATTCACAAGAAAGTAACCTTGTGAAAAAAGATGGCTTTATAGGTAGTAGTAGAGATGCATATGAACTTGTATACCCACGTGTAGCTGAAGCTATAGCTTCTGGACAAGAAGTAACAGTAACATATGTAGATTATGATGGTGATTTAAAAGATAGACCAGCTGAAGATGTTATGGAAAAACTTGAAGAAATAAGTGGAGAAATTCAAGTTATGTCTGCTAAACTAAACGGCAGGAGAATGTTATGAAAATTAAAAAACTTCCAAGTAAATTAGGATTTGATGTAGGTCAGGGTGAAGAATTAAATCCTGAAAGTCAAATAGATTTTAGTACTGAAGATGTAGCTGCACAAGAACAAGGGAACATACCAGAAGTTACTGGTGAAGACGGACCAAAAAATGTAGATACTATCTATGATATTGAAGGAAGACTACCTCTTAATTTTGTTGAAGGTGCTGGTG